CGCCTACACCTATCGTTATCTCCTTCTGCGTTGCTAAACGCTTCGCAGTATCGTCCTTACTTAAGCGTCCATCTTGCGTTATCGCCCAATACGCGAGACCTTTCGCTAATACGAAGTCCGTCATAGTGCCAGCCACCACTAGTAGTGCAGTGTCCTCGGGCGTGATTGCGTAAGACGACAATGATACTACTGTGTTCCCGTGTGTTAAAACTTCACATGTCTGTTGAGTACTTAACTTTATCATGATCGTCTTCATGTCTCGTCTCCTATCCTGAATAGTGCCGCTATCGCTTTCGATAGAGTCGGATATATGGCGACGGCCATCGGCGTCCGACCCTTCATGCTGAACGTAGTTGTGTGTTTCGCGTTCGCTAGTTCATGTAGTACATCATACGCGTCGGGAGCAGTATACTCGAACGCATCTGCAACAGCTGTAACTGACTGCCGTGACGCACCCGTTTTCAAGGCCATATCAATCAACACTGGTATATCGTGAATGGACATAGTCAACGCGTTGCGTAAGTACGAGGGCGGCAATTGAGTGCCTGCTGGGATGTATTGCACTGGAACAGTACGTAAAAATTTATCCAGCACAGATCGCGCTGGGTGCTCACGTACTAAGTCGCGTATTACCACAGCATTTACCAGGGTAATATACGGATTGTCGTTAACGAAGCGCTCTTCTTTGAACAAGAAGTTCTGAATCGCACGGAATATACAATTCGTATATACGCCTGTCATACTGTAGTCCTTAGCTAGGAAGTTGATTCCTGTTGCTCGTTTGGTCGTGAAACCCAGTGCTGCGTTTGCTTCAGTCCAATACGTTTGAGGTACATCATCTGTCACACACGTATCGTCTCCGCTAACGATTAGACCCCACTCCAAACTACCTAATAACGCTAGAGATCGGGCTAATGCCAGTTCGGATACGTACAGTATTTCACCTGCTGGTATGCCACTGTTGTATGATGCGTGTATCATAACACACCGCGCTATGTTGATCAAGGAGTTTGCGGATGTGGTAAATGAAGAACCGCTTAGCTGCGCCCGATTACGGCGGTAGACATAGCCTCCGTCGCCAGGGCGCATCGGCGGCGTTAATACACCCAGCGAACACATCGTTTCATACGCGGTCGCGCCAGGTGGGTCTAATCTCGTTAGAACGTCCATCGCTGCTCTGAAAGGGGCCAAT